TCAAACCCTACATTATAAGGTACTGGTAAATATACTTTCTTTGCTTTCTTATTAGATGGGTCTGTGCTATCAACTGCCTTAAAAGTCCTAGTTATACTACTCTTTCTACTAGAATCATAAGACATACTAGACATCTCAAATGACATCCTAGGTAATGTAATAGCAGTTGCCTTTGTTAATTCTTCTTGTTGTTCAAGTTTTGCTAAAAACTTTTGTTTTGGTCCATAGATTAATGGAACCTTAGTTTCGCTAATAGTGCCACCTTGTCTATCATCATGCTGTATATGGATATCATTAAACAATGTACCAAAAGCAATAATTGTCTTTCTTAAAATTTCGTGATAAAAATAAGTACCTAACATTACACATCTCCAAAGGGATTAGATTCAGTGAAATCGAGTAGTGCATCTGCAGCAGTCTCAAATTCATCATTCATAAAATATTCACTACCTGCAGCTTGAGTACTTAGATCATCATTCCAAGAGAATATTTGATACCTTGCAGAAGATGCAGTTCCAGTGATGTACTCACCAGGTGTGAAATCACCTGTATTTATCGCAATATCTAATTTTCTGTTAGCTTCATCCCATTTCTTAACATATGCTTCAGCACCAGAATCAGATCCAACTACCCTTTCGTTCAGATGATAGGTTCCAATACCAATACTCAATGGAGCACTAATAGAAATTGTAGGAGTTGCTTCATAACCCTCACCAGCATCTGTTAGATATATTCTAAACATAGAAGATCCAGACAAGGTTGCAACAGCAGTTGCTTGTACTTGACCTGCCTTAGCACCAACCATAGCACCAGTACCAACAAAGGTAGTAGTGACAGTACCAGTTCCACCTATAGATGTACCAATACCAACGCTGTTAGCACCAATAGAAGTTACAATACCACCACCAGAAAGTGTTACTGCACCAAGATTCTTGAAGTTAATAGTATGACCAATAGCAATATTTGCCATAGTATTAATTCCAACAATCTCCATCATTCCAGCAGTTGCAATACCAGTAAATTCATACTGCTTATCAACATATTGGGGATGTTGAATTGTTATAATAGGTGGAGCAACATAGTTAGTACCTGGTTGCTGGATTCTAATAGATGCAATACCACTATTTGTTAATGTTGAAGTAGCAGCAGCACCTACACCTGGAGTACCAAATCCAATATTAGGTGGTTCTGTATACGCAAAACCTGGGTTAGTTATAGCAATATAATCTATAGCAGCAAGAGTACCTTTAGTGGTTGTAATTGCTACAACAGCACCAAGAGATGTTGATACACCAGCAGGAGATGCTTCTACATTCACAAGAGGTGCTGAATCATATCCAGAACCATCATCATTCAATGTAACCAATCTCATTGCACCTGATAGTGCAAATGTATCCACAGATGCCTTAGCAGTAGATCCAATACCAGCAAGATTTACAGTAGTAATATTTCCTTCTTCTTGCATTCTTTCATCTATACCAACAACATTAGTATCGATAATATCGTCTTGAAGTTGATAGAGTTCACATTGAAGTTCATAAGTGTAATTCTTACCTAATTGAAAGAAAGGAGATTCAAATTCTATATGTTTAATCTCAAACAATCTTTCACCTAATGGGAACCAAATTAGATCACCTTCTTTGGGTCTAGTTCCAAAATCTATATCACCATCTCTAGAACCAGTTAAGTTTGTAGAGTTAAACTGGAACGGTGCAATAAAGTCTTCAAATCTTTCTCTTGATATTGTTAAAGTAACTTCGTTTTGTAAGTTAATACCAAACTTAGACATCACATCACTTCCCTTAGCATATCCTTCATAGTTGTTTAGATATGCTTCAAGAATATAGTTATCGTTAAATTTTGAAGATTGCACTTCACCCAATATATCATCAGTAACAATTTGTTTTCTTGGTATGTAATATACATCAATACCATGAATAGACAAATGCTCATCAACCAGTGACTGTACTAGTCTCTGCTCATCAGGTGAACCATGTTGGAAAAACGGTGATATTGGCATCTTAACCGATCATATCAAGGACTGGGATTTCGTAAGTAGATAGCATTTTTTCTTCTATCTCTCGTATTTCTAAGTCACCATCTTCATAGATCTGACGACCATTAAGTTCTATACCACCAGGGAGTTTTACTCCTTGGAATTTAATGAGGTTCTGACCCCATTGCTTTTTAATCTTTGCTGTTAGATATCTCTTCAAGAAAGAATCATTATATACTCCACTATAGTTAGAAGGATCCATAATTCTATAACACTCAATAATTATCCAATGTCCATCAGTTGCAGAAGCCCAATCAATATCCATATAAAGTCTATTGTTTCTCTTGTTGTATCTAATCTGAGTAGATGTAGTCAATAAGAAATTAATATCTTCTAGATATGTCTTGGTCATAGAATAATTTAGAAGACCATCATATCCCATATTAAAAGCAACATCATTCAAAAATAACTGATACTTCAAGTTAAACATACCATTGCTAAGTCCACTACTATCAAATTCCATCACCCTCTCTATACCAAGTACAGAATCTGGAACTGTTATGAAACTTTCATTTTCTTCAAAATCACCTGAAGTAGTTGTTGTAGTTGTAATACCTACACTAAATCCACCACCTCTAGATCTACCTTTTCTAATATCATTCTGTGTAAGTTGATACTTAAGAATTACTTTCTCAACACCATCAAAATGCCTCTCATAGAAAAACTGTAAAGAGTCATCCATTAAATCATCAACTTGCTCATCGGCAACATTAATCTCCAGAATTGGAGCACCTAACTGTCTTAAACAATAATCTGATAATGTTGCCCTACTATTTGGTTTTGCCATTAGAAGAATCCTCCATCGATAGAGTCAGTCCACTGTGGAACTCCACCTGCGTTTGTAGTCATTACATAGTTAGAAGTGGTTAGGAATCCAACTGTACTTGCAGTACTTACCAATCTACCATCATCTTCAAAGTAAGCAATACCGTTAGGACCACTATATCCTATACCTGTGCTTCCACCTTGATCTGAACGATAGTATAGACCATTCTTGAATGTGGCATACCCTACGACATGTACATTATCTTGAATTGTAACCTGACCAGCAGCAGAGTCTAGAACAAGTTCCCCACCATTAGTTTCAATCTTAGTAGCAGAACTACCAGCACCAATCTTAATATCAGAGATTGTAGTAACACCAGTAATAACAACTTCATTGAAGGTACTGATTCCAGTAATCTTAATGTTTCTACCGTTAACTTCATCATATACAACATCACCAATAACATTCAAGTTACCAGCAACAAATATATCACTCTGGAAGGTTGCTATACCAACGAAGGTTGAGAAACCAGCGAAGGTCATTTCAGTAGCAATACCAGTCTGAATTCTGGCATTTGTTATTGCAAAGTCGGTTGCTAAACCAGCAGTAATCTTAGCGTCAAGAATGTCTGCATCAGCAAGGTCAACTGCATTTGCAGTTACTACACCAGCAGTTGCTGTGATAGAAGAACCAATTGCAACCTCACCTTTGTATACACCGTTATCCTTAACAGTAACGATACCAAGCATCTCTGAACCAGATGCTCTAATGATTAATCTGTCACCAACACCAGAAGCTGCGGTGTCAGCATACATCAATTTAACAGTCTTTTCATCAGCAACTAAGAAGTCACTACTTGCAGCAGCAGTCTTAACACTGAAGTAATCACTCCAGATCTGCATTCTAGAGTATTGTGCATTACCATTACTATGCTTAAGTATGGTATTGCCCCTGTTATTAAATGCGTCAGTATCCTGATGATAGATGGTAAAGTCATCATTACTACCAATTCTGACCTCAACATTGTCAGGAATATCTGTATGACTATTAAGTCCAACAGGAGCATTAATAGTTAATGAACCATCTCCTATGGTTTGACCAACAGTAAACGCTGTAGCAAGACCTGTAGCGATCTTAGCATCAACTGCATCAAGGTTATTGATGTCTGCACTACTGCTGACTGTTACAACGCCTGTAGCGTTGATTCTCTCGAATCTAGCAGTGTCTAGAACATCAAGTCTATCTCTTGGAGAATCAGTTCTAATACCAATCTTTTGATTAGCATCTACTCTTGCTGCCTCAACATTATCAGTAGTAACAACAATAGTACCATCACTACCACTATCAGTTAGAGCAATAGATGTATCACCCTTCTGGAATGCATCCAGTTGAATAGTTGTAGCAGTTAAGATACCTAAGACATTGACATCACCAGTAATGTTAATATCACCAGCACCAGCAGGGTCAATGTTAATATCACCTGTAGTAGATTCAATGCTATTACCAGCAATCTGGATGTTACCAAATGTACCACTGGTAGGAGTTACCTGACTGCTATTGCCAGAAGAGTCTGAAATAGTTAAGTTAGATAGTGCTTGTAGACTGGTTACCTGTTGTGAGAATGCAACTGTACCATTTTCTTGGTCAACATAAAATGCTTCACCGACACGGAAGTCTCCCTTCTGGTCAATACTTACAAATGATACCTCACCATTATTAATCTGAGTAACTTCATTTACCTGTACTACAGTATTAGGATCGTTAGTAATATCTCCACCTGAACCAACTTGGTTAAAGTTCAGTGCGAACATTCTAAGAGTAACACCGTCACCATCAGCGATTACACCCTTCTGACCGTACTCAACAGCACAACCTACAGAACGCATGTCAGCACCGAACTGACTGTAATCTGCTAGTTGTACCTTAGAAGCAGTTCCAATACCACCACCTGCTTGAACGATTCTGATATCCTGATTACGGATTACATCGTCAGTCGTGGTTGTAAGACCTGCAATACCATCAAAGTGTAATAGTAACTTAGTATCAGCATCTCCAGTATGTGCTACTGTAGGTGCAGTAAAGTTAGCAGTATACTTAGCAACATCATATTCTACTCTAAATTCATCAATCCATCCTGTGACATTATTACTTCCACCATCATAGTCAGAACCAATTACTAATGGTTTTGTGGAACCATAATCGGTTGTATCAGAAGTCTTAATACCTCTCTGAGTACCATCAACAA